GGATCATTAGTCTTTAGCTTTAATAGCTGTGGTATTCCATAAGCAGTAGATCGCTTGTTATCAGCTCTTGGATTCCACTTAGATTCTAAGTACCAAAGCTTCTCTAGACATAGGTATTGCCTATGGTTAGTTAATTTTATATGTGTATAGAGTTTATATTTTTCTTTCTCTATATCATTATTATTAATAGCATAAGCATTGTTTATAGATGCTATTACAAGACTAGATTGTATCATGCCCCACCAAATCCATTTCAATTTACGCGGGGTCTTGGGCGTGTCGCTACTCATCGCAGCCATGCTTTTCATCAGGGTTGAAATCGCAAAAATAGCAGCCTGCGTTTTCTCCACAGGTTATACACAAGTACTTAAACTGGATGCTGTCGCAACAATGGTTATACACACCGTTATCCTCAACTGTGTAAAACTCCTCACCAAGCTGCTTAGTCATTTGTCTTTACCCCATCCTGTTCCCTTAAATATAATCGATGGCGCGCTAAACACGCGTATCATTGGGTAGCTGCAGCACAATGGACTGCTATCGCCGTGTGTATTTACCGGGTGGCTCATCTCTAGTTCTGCGCCGCATTGATCGCATCGATACAAGTAGCTAGGCATTTTGCACCGAATTAGGCATGACTGTGTAAGCACTCATACAGTTTTCACACTTAATTATGATGATAGGCACTACTCCATTAACCAGGTGAACCGACAGGCTCATTTCCTTGTAATCCTCGCAACTACACATAATCTTCAATTCATTAGTCATTTAACATATCCTCATCTTTAGCCCGTTGGGTGTCTAGTAACATCTCAATGCCCATCACGCCGCAGCCTAAGCACTGTACGCAAACTACGTTGGGCGGTAGGTTCACAAATTCATCTACAATCTTGTGTGTTTGCATGCCTTTACCGATCTTGGCGCAAACCCGACAATTAATCCTTAGTAATGCCATAGATCGACTTCCTTAATGTGTCCATTTCAAATAACTCACGCTGAGATATCCAAAAATTGCCATCAGCTGCGTTGTAATACTTGGCTCGCTTAGCCCACATCACGGGCATCCAGCCAATAATCTGATAGACAGGTGACTTATTTACGCACAAAATAGCCACATCGTTTAGTCGTGGGTAATCCTTATGGATGATTAAGTGCCCATTTATGTACTTAGTCCATTTGACTTCAAAGCCTAGATTGCCTACCTGTATGTCCGGTGCATCATGAAAAGTGTTAACCGTAGGTATAAAGTTACGGATACCCATGTATTGCGCTACTGCAATCTCCGCACCAGCAGCTTCACTATGCTCAGCTACAAACTCGTGAAAGTTTATTTTTGTGTTATATCGGCCAGCATGATCGGGCGTATTAGCCTTCTCGCCTGTACTACGGGCAAACCCACTAGCTGCTGCCTGTAACTCTTGCGATCGATCTAATATAACCTGAACTATCTGCGCCATCTCAGTTATAGCCATATTGGTTTGCACTGATCGCTGCGTGATTTACTGCTACATGTATAGCCCCGGTATTTTGCCTGTGTCTTAGGGCTTACGCCTTCCTTGTAAACCATACGGCCATGTGAGCAGATAGGGGCTGCATCTAATATCTCGCCGCCTAATTGCGCTTTAATATCCGCAATAGTTTCGGCAGCTGGGCGCACACTTCCAACACCTTCAACCTTTACTGCAGGTGTAGCAGTAGCCCATAGATCAACCTCTACTGCAGGCTGAGCCTGTAAGCGTTCTACCTTCTCCATGTCTTGACGTGTAGGCCGTGCATCGCTTGGCATAAGTAACCCGATGGCGCGACCGATTGCGCTGGTGCTACAGTTTTCGATCCAAAAATCCCTGTTTACGCCTCGATCAGTACGCAGTTCATAGGCATAATCTACAGCTGCAGGTACTACATCCTCATGCTCACGGAAAACGCTGGCACGGATGATTACATAACCATCCTTTACGTTGATCTCAACGATCTCAGTAATGATCCTGCCTGAAATATGAGTTTCTCTAAACCGCTTAATGCGGCTGTTCACATCCTCATAATTATTTAGGTCAAAGGCCATTATTTGACCACACGATCACTAGCTACACGCATACCAGCTGCGCGGCCACGATTGTAGCCATCCTTTATGCCTTCTTTGTAGCCAACCGACCAACCTACAATAAACCAAGCAATACTTACCATTATTACGAATACTGCTACTTTTTCTATATCCATCTACTTCGCCCTTGTTTGGGTTAAGCCGTGCTACACCGAATTAGGTAGCCCTGCCTAACGTGTAAATAAAGGGTAAAGCCTGGGTATGACAGCGGTCAATAACCGACACGCCCTAACGCTGTAGCATCATTTCATAGATGCTATCGACCTTGGCCTCGATGCGATCAACACGGCCGCGTAGATTATGCCCACCGTTGCCATCCTGACGTAATTCGCTTAGGTAATACTTGACTAGATGGCGAACCAGCCCAGCCGCAAACCCCATAAGAGTACATAATCCTATGGCTATTGCTATAAGCGACTGGGCGGCCGTCATTACTTAACGCCGAAAGTGCTGTCGCTAGGATTCATGGCGCGCAATAAAGGGCCAAGTAGTCCAGCAATAAATGCGTTGCCTAATGTCTTGTAATCTGTAATGCCGGACATGTACAAGGCAGCAGCGCAGCTAACAGCAGCGCGTAGGTATGACAGTCCAGCAGCTATAGCTTGTTCTTTCATGGTTTTACTCCTAAATGCCCTTAATTGACTTGTTTCAATACTGCAATCGTATGCGTACCCGATGCAGCAATCCCATATAATCCTTCATGATCTCCTACAGGCACTTGCATTTTATCGCCGTTATCTAGTTTGTAACCATTAGATGTAGTTACGTTAGCATCGCCTAAATAGACAGCACCGCCGCCTAAATTATGTAGCCATACTGTTTGATCCATAATATTGGCAGCTACTAAAAGCGTGGCTGTAGTTCCTATTGTTACTTGTGCGCTAGTCGGCATAACTTAATCCTAACTTTTCTATTAGTTTTGCGGTTTTTACGGGATCTTGTGCTATCTCCCAATGCATCTCATCTTTGCGTGTCCAATTACCGCCCCAATTAAGGCCGTATTTCTTAGTCAATGCCTGGATCATTGGAATTTTCTCAGCTGGAAACGTGCCAGCCTTACCTAATGGGTGCTTAGTCGCATTAAGGTCTATGGCCGTACCGCTGCTGTGATTACTTAACTTGCCCGGTACGCCTCGAACATCACGATAGCAGTAGCCCCAATCATCTAGCGCACCGCCATCGATCGGCTCTATTAGCTCGTTAAACTGCTCAGCAAAAGCAACCAGTAAAGGCGCAGCGAAATAGGCGCAGCGCAGCTTTACCTTGCTGCCCTTGATCTCGTAAGACTTGATACGGATCGACTCAACATCCTTAGAGGCTGGCCAGCCGTTATAACTTATGGCTGACATTTATAAACCTAAAGCTGCCTTTAGATCGTCAATAGATAATCCAACTGATGCTAATTTTTCAACAATTGTAGGTTCTGGCATAGTGCCATCATGGGCGTTAAGTGCCGCTTCTGCCTGTGCTTTGGTACAGTCGCCCGAAATAATTAAATCGCCAGCATCATTTGTAAATAAATCCCAGCCAGTTTCCACACGAAATTTATCTGAGTTCAAAGCTTTGTTTGGTATTTTAAAAATGTGTTCCATAATTAAGCTCCTACATAAGTTAATTGAAAGTTAAAATACATATTTACGGTTTCGGTGCTATTTTGTTGGTATTTAATTTCCCAATAATCGGCAGCGGCCGTTGTTATTGTTTGGGAAAATCCAAATGCTTGGTTACCTAAACCTGTTGAGGTTCTAACGTATTCTCCACCATAAACGCCGCCTGTGGTGTATTGCGCGCCATTTTTAAAAAGTCTTAATAGTTGATAAGCGCCTGGTGAATTTGGATTGTTACAATATGCTGAAACAATATACTTGCCACCGTATCCTGATGGAATTGTTAATCGGGAATTATTTGTCGAATTGTCGTGAAATCCATTTGTGTCAAATTCCTCGGTTGTAAAAGCTACTAATATTTCGGTATTTGCGGTAACAGCTGTCGACACGTTTGTTCTGGTTGCGTTCACGCCTACAAAAGTTTGTGTGCCACCTTTTGCTGCCCATGCTGAACCTGAATAATACTGCAGCGCATCAGTATCTTTAAGATAGCAAAAATTACCTTCTTGTGGGCTAGTTACAGCTGCATCACGGGCTGCCGCATTAGCAAAAACCCAAACGCCTTGCATCAAATAGCCATTAGTATCGCCAGCAGTAAGTACATCACCCGTAACGAAAGTTTTAAAACCTAGTCCAGCTCCCATATTCTTATCTCCTTAGTATGATAAAACGTTAGTATCTAAAATCCCGTAACGATCTGAATTTAATATAAACCCGTCTATCACGGGTTCAAGTGTAGTAAAGGTTGTACGCCATTTGTTCGGGGTAACGCTATGTGCCACGCCGAAAATTTGTAGGGTTTTTGTAAGGGTTGAACTACCAGGCTGGTTAGTAGTAATAGTTACCGGGTCAAAGAAATCAAGATCAAGGGCTGCCACTGTGCCAACTGCGTAGTTATCTGTGTATAGGTCTAACTCAATGGCATCGCATCTAATGCTGGTTTCTGCTCGACTGGCAACATAAGCACGGGCATAGTCCAGTGCTACGGCATCGGTCTGCATCAATAAGTCTTGTTGATTATAAGTATGGGCGAAATACTTTTCAACACTAGCCGCGTTAGTAGCATTTTGTACTGTGCCACCTGTACGCGTTACATTTGCTTGGTTAAATACAAGGGTGTCATCTAAACGCCATATAGCATTGGCATACCCAATATCTGTGCCGTTATCGTTAAAAACGGTAGGCGTGGCTGCGATGCTTGCAGTAGTTACTAAGCGGTCTTGGAAGGTCCACGATCCAGCCGCATCCACATATATAGCACCATATTCACTATTTGTAGCTGTTTGTAAAGCTGCTAGGGCTGTACGGGCAGTACCGGGGTCTGCCTGTAATGTCGTTAGCCCAGCATCTACATCACGCATTGATGCTGGCCATGAAATAGTGTTAAGTATTTGATTGATGCGTGTGCCGCTTAGGTCACCAGCAGTAGCACCTGTAACGGTACTGATCTGAGCATTTTGGGCTAAGCGCGTGGCATCCACAGCTGTAATAGTCGTATAAACAACATCGTTAGCGTTGCGTGGAGTAGTGGTGGTGTAGCTGGTAATAAAGCCGCTAAACATCGGATAAGTAGTACCAGCATAGGTAGCCGATATTGACACCTTACGCATAGGGGTTAAATAGCCAAAATACGGGCTGCTAGGGTTTTGTGGGTTGAAATCGCCGTTTTGATCCACAATGCGCAGCGTTAATGTGCCTGTCTGAAATTCATCCGCTGTAGCTGATCTGCCACGCTTGGTGCTAACGCTATCGACTACGTTGCTTACATCCACAATTAACGCAGCTGAGTCTGCCAATACGTTAGTACCTAATATGCCTTCGCCAATTATAAATGCTTGCGCAAAACTTGGGCCTGTACCAAAGTTAATAATCGCGTTAATTACTGGGATTGTCATGGTATTGGTATCGCCCCTGCAGGGTTTTGTGAGAAGCCTCTGCGAATATTATCCAAAATAGCGTTATTTACAATATCGCCAAACTCATCGCCATTTAATATGTTGCCTTCTACAATTATCGTTACTGAGTTATCTGATGATCCTGAACCTGTTGAACCTGTAGGTGGCACATAATCAAAAATGCCCCCATAACCAGGGGCAATAGGTTGCCCGCCACCGCCAAAGCCAGGTGGAAATATTGTAGGTGGAATTACGGGTGCTTTTCCACCGCCACCGCCACCTGGTAACGCGCCAATTATTCCTGCTGTTGTACCTAGTAATGCTAAATAATCTCTTAACGCTTGCATCTTGGCATCATCGGCTAATTTCTGAGCAGCTGCAACCCGATCAATAATTTCTGTTTGGCTCGTGTAATTAAGAATATCTAAAGTAGCCTGAGCAGCCTGGACTTTATGTATTGATGCCAATCTAGCAATTTCTAATAATTGTATTTGCAGTTCTTCGCTATAGAA